TGAATCTGCTAAACGAACCCAAGGCCAATATGTTGCAGCATATGAGTTGTCAAATGATTGAGCTGCACTTACTGCGCTAGCAACATTACTTGAATATTCAACCATGTCAGGTATATATAAACAATCACCTCTATTTTGTGAATTAGCAATTAAGCTATTTACTTGAGAAGCGTGATATGAAGCAATTAATCCCGGGGTGAATATTACGTTGTATTGATAAAAATCAGCATTGCTCATAAGTGCAATCATGTTATTATAATCACTAGATGCTAATCCTTGAGTATTTGTTTGAGCAATATTTTCATTTAAATTAATAATAGCATTTACAGTACCTGTAGCACCGGTAAATGAACCACTTTGAGAAGATGGGATTGAACCAGTATATTGGGGTTGGGCAATGCCATTTGAGTTGAGGTAATTTGGAGTTAATGAATTAACTGCTTTTACACGAACATAACGTGATTGGTTTGGATAATCACCAGTCACATCTATCTGATTAGTAATAGAATTATAAGAAAGTAATTGATTACCCACTACTTTAGAAATAAATCTTGGTGAATTTGGATCTAATGTTAAATTATTCCATGTTTCTAATACTATTTTATTAGTATTTGTATCATCACCACGACGAATTACTAAATTAAATGTACCTGAACCTGTGTTTGGGTTGGTAATTTCAAATCTTATGTTACTTACACTTCCTGAAGCTAAAGCACCTGAAACCTGGGATCCTGAGTTATTCATAATAACTCCTTCGGATAATGTTTCAAGAGTAAAGGCATTTGCAGTTACGTTAGCAGTACCACCAGTTAATGTAGCTACTAAAGTACCAGTACCACCAACATATGCTTCTTTATAAATTTTTACTCCATTCAAAGAAATTCCTGGGTTGATAGCTGAAAGGGTAAATATGTTGGTTCCTGAATCATATGAAGCTGTTAAACCAGCAGCTTTAAAATCAGCAGTAGTATCATTAATAATAGATGTTACTACAGCCATATAATTATCAGTACTGTTGTTAGTAGCAGCACCACTAGAAGAATAGAAAGCATCTATTAATGTGTTGTAATAATTATATGATGTATTGTTAGGAACAGCATAATAATCATTTACTCCTGGGATTTCGATTCTTGTTCCTACCCAAGATCCAGTTGCGGAAGCAGTAAAAAACAAACTAGCGTCAAACGATGCTGAAGAAACTACTCCTGGAACTGATGTTACAGTGTTTGAAATAGTGGTACTAGTTGCAGGAGTGTAAGATCCACTAGCAACTCTTGCTACCCATAATGCAGTTCCACCATAATTAAAATAGTTAAAAGCAGCCTGTGAGGTTAAATAAGAATATGAATTACCACCACTAATGAAAGTATCTCCAAATATTGTTGTAAAATCAGAATATGAAGTAACTAGTGTTGGTACTTCAACTGGTCCTTTTACTGTTGGGCCAATAATTGCGGCTCCAGGAGGGATTGGTAATCCAGCCAAAAATGTGTTGTCTATTTCGCTAATTGCTACTCCAGGGGAAACTGTGAAATTTGCCATTGTATTTTTTTATTATAAATATCTAAAACTTCCTTAAAATATGTTATTAAGCAGGAAATGTTGCACCAGTAGGTAATACGTTAAAATCTAATATAATAAATTCCGCTGTTCTAGTAGGTTGTAAATAAATTTGACCAATCAATTGATTTTGATCTACTACTGAAGGTGGATTATTAGATTCATCCATTACTACTCTAAATGCTGTTAAGCCTTGTCTTTGTTGTACAGAAGCTAAATATGGATTAACTTGAGATAAGAAATTATTTCTAGTAATTACATTATTTTGTTCAAACACTAAAGTATCTGCTACTTGAGAAATATAATTTTTAAGTTCGATTAATAAACGACGTACGTTTACACGATCAAGAGCACTAGGTTTTTTCTGTAAAGTTTTTTGTCCGAATACTACTACACCTGTATTAGGGAATGTAGCAATTGAGTTAACATTACTCTCGTAAAGTAAATCTCTATTTCCTTGAGTCAATGAACGTTCTGCTTGAATAACATTAGTTAATACTCCACGGTTAATACCAGCAGGAGCAAACCAAGGTTCAGCAACACTATCATTAAAAGCATACACCCCAGGGATCATAACGGTAGACGGTACCCAAACTTGGGTTCCTGTATTTGGATCAATTGTTTTAACCCAAGGCCAATATGTTGCAGCATATGAAGTATCGTATCCTGAAGCATTTGATGTAACTTCAAGAACATTAGCACCATATCCTACTAAATCAAATACTGTCATAGCATCTCCTCTATTCTGGACTGTAGAAATCATAGTATTAATTACAGAAGTATGAGAAGGATAGTTTGCTGAGTCTGCTATTAAGCCAGGTGCAGTTAATAAATTATAATTATACGCATCTTGGTTAGCTAGTAAAGAAATAGATTGAGTATAAGCATCTGCTGGGAGTCCTTGTATATTGTTATTAGAAATATTTTCATAATATCCACCAGCAATTCCTGTAGGGATATTTTTTCCAGCTGCAGCGCCAAAAGATCCACTTGATAACCAACAAATTGAACCAGTATATTGTGGTTTTGGGATTCCTAAATTATCTAAATAATTTGGAGTAGTTACTAATACCTGTTTAACACGCACGTAACGTGATCTATTTGGATAGTTACCTACTAATTCAACATAATATTCACCTGTTGAAGAATCAAATTGAACAGTTTCAACTTGGTTACCAATTACTTTTTCAATATAATTTGGAGCAAACGGATCAAGTGATAAGTTTGTCCAAGTTTCTAAAATAGATGGTGTAATTGTTGAGTCATTACCTTGACGAATTATTAAAGTAAAAGTACCATTATTAATATTAGTATTAGAAATTTGCCATCTAATATTTTCTGAAGACCCACTTAATAAAGTTCCAGAAGAACCTGAAGGGCCAGTACTATTCATTATTTCACCTTCTGAGAGGGTTTCTAGGATAAATGCTTCTGTATTTGTACCACCTGAAAAATACACTGTAGTACTTCCTGAGATATAAAAATAGGAATTTCCTAGTAAACCATTAGATCCTGTAGATGTTAGTACTAAGTTAGGAGAGTTAATACTTGAACTAATATATTGTAGTGATGAGCTATATGGAGCTACTGAACTACTATAATTAATATATTGGGAAGAAGTAGCAACATAATTAGCAACCGTAGTAGCATTAAATGTTGAAGTATTTAAATATATTGTATTTGTATTATTTGGAGTAGTTGAACCAGTATAATAAAAAGTAACTCCATTTAAGTTAAATGATCCAGATCCGGATGCTGCTACACTAGCAGAAATAAATGTTAAATTTATATTTGCTGAGGCTGAGGTTACTGCTGTTGAAGTAGGAATAACTGATGAAGTTGCAGGGGTAAATGATCCACTTACAACACGAGTAACTAATAAGCTAGTACCACCATTATTAAAATAGTTATATGCTGAAATTGAAGTGAAATAAGTATAGGTATTACTTCCACTAATAAAAGTAGAACCAAATTTATTTAAATAATCTGTATAGGATGTTACTATAGTAGGAATTCCTACTTTACCTTTAACTGTTGGTCCTACAATAGCGGCACCTGCTGTAACAGGTCCTTGAGTGATAAATGATTGGTCGTTCTCTATTGCTAATACACCAGGTGATACAATTGTTTCTGCCATTGTAAATAAATTATTTTATTATAAATATGGTGTATTTTGATCTAGATTAATCTAATGGAGTAATTTCACCGTCTTCTGGGGTAATGTTAACTCGACCATATGTTTTAAATATAGATTGGGTAAATTCTTGTTCTTTAACAGATAAATCATCTAAAAACTGTTTTGCAGTATTGTAACGATTTTCTAATTGAATCTTAATTAATTCAATTTCACCTAACTCAGAGATAAGAGCACGAGTGTTTGATTGAATTTCTTTTAAAGTTGTTAATTCTTCTTCTGTTAAAAACTTTTTTTCTGAAACGATTGGCATAGTTTAATGGTTTGTTTAGTAAATGTTATATATTGGCTGTTCCTCGAGTTCCATATAAAACTATATTATGAGAAACATTGGTTGGTGGAGTTGCCCATGTTGTTGGAGTTCTCCAAACAATATAAATCCTTGAATCAAGAGTACTTAAAGAAATGTCTGAAATGGCACTAGTGCTAGATGAAATTGGTTGGTTGTGGGTTAAACTAGGTAAAGATACACTTGATCCTCCTATAAATAAAGTATAGGCTGATGCTTCTGATGATCCAGCTATTCCTTGTACTGTTGTAGTAATAGAACATCTAGTAAAAGTAATTCCTGTTTTAGGGGAGTATATTCCTGTTTTAGCTGAATCTGTAGTTAAAGTTATTCCTGATCCAGATAATGGTTCAAGAGCAAAATAATATATTGTGCTTTGTGCTGGGTTTGGGAATAGTCCATGATGTAATTGTAAAAAGGTAGCATCAGAAGATGTTAAAGCATAATTTACATTACTTGCAGAAATAGCAGTTAAAGCAAATGAGGACGTAACAGCATAAGAAGCACTTGTAATTAAATTTCCTGTTACAGGAGAATCTAAATTTAAAGGACCAGTTATATCTAATGAACCAGATAAAGTAATATCATATGCTGATACTCCTGTAAAAGCGTCTATTGATTGAGTAACATGCCATGGTTTAATGACATTATTAATTTGAATACCTGTTTTAGATAATGTATTAGCCATTATATTTAATATATAAAATCACGTTATGTATAACATTTGTTGGAGTAGTACCATTATCCGTAGTAAGTCTACAATATATTGTACTTCCTGAAGTAAATGGAAGATTAATTATTCCTCTTATTGATTGATTTTTATTAGTGTAGGTTAAATCTCCAATTTGAACTTGAGTACTTCCTGAGATTAGAAAAAGACTAGATTGATAAGTTCCTGTAGATCCATTTACAATTGAAGTAGCACTAGCACTAACTATTAGTCCATTAAATGGTAAAATAGTTCCTATACCTTCAGAAGAACCTATAGCTGGTTCTCCATCAGCAAAATAAAAAGTAGATGAAGAATTAAATGTAGTTGAAGGATGATATAATTCTAAAAATGTAGTATCATTATTTGCAAATGAAGTTGTATAAGCATATGATACATTACTTGCTGAAAGAGAATATGATGATGTTGTTACAAAAGATGAAGTACCAAAAAAGTTTTTATTAATAGTAGTATCTAAAATTACACTACCTGTTACTGTTAATGAACCCGATAAAGTAATATTATATGCTTGTATGCCTGTAAAGGCATTAACTATTTGAGTAATATGAGTTGTTTCAACCATGCTACCTGAAGATATTCCACTATTTGATAAAGTAGATGCCATTAAAGAGGTTTTAAAGTTAAAATCATTTTATGAGTAACATTAGTTGGGGTTGCTCCTGAACTGGTTGTAAGGCGGATACTTAATGTATCTCCTGCGGCTATTTCTTGGTTGATATTAGATAGTACATAATTTGTAGCATTATTGTATCTTAAACTTTCAAGGGAAGCAATAGAACTATTATTTTTCATAATAGATGGTACTGATGTCATGCCTGTAAGAGATCCTTTTATTGTAGAAGTAATAACTGCTTTAACTATAACAGCATTTATAGGAACAACTATTCCTGTTCTATTAGCAGTCATAAGACTAGTTCCTGTCCCCATAAAATATGTAGTACTTGCTGCTAAAGTATCAATTTGAGGAGCATATAATTGTAAAGTTAATAAATTCCCAGAGTTATATCCTGCAAAAGAAGATGAATTAGCAATACTAACTTGATTAGTAAAAGAAGATGTTATAGCAATTGAAGCAGATTCAGAAGTTCTACCTAAAACACTTCCACTAACTTTTAAACTACCAGTTAATGTAAATGAACCAGATACTGTAATATCAAAATCACTTACTCCAGTAAAAGCATCTATTGATTGGGTAACATGCCATGCTTGAACATCTTGTCCAGTAACTATTCCAGAAGTTGATAAGGTTTGTGCCATATGTTATAAATATGGTTATTTTATAATTTATACTCCATCTTCATGCCAGTATTCACCAAATACATCTTGTTGCATTTTATATGGGTAAGTATTCCATCCATATTTTGGCCATTCCAAATCAATACCTTCTTTTGGAAATGATTTAAATATTTGAGGAGTTAATTTATCACTTAAAGATTTAGCTTCATTATAGTTTAGAGCGTTGTCATATAGATATTTTTCTGGGGTGAGTAACCATTTTTTAATAGTTGTGTCAAAATTAGAGCAATAATGACTTCCTATATAAGATTCTGAGCGAATATAACAATCATAGTATTGGTCTAATTCTTCTTTTTTGATATTGATCTTACTTTGGATACTTGGAGTATCTAATGGAATATCAAATAAATCAATTAAATCTTCTGTGTTTCCAAAGAACACGTGGTCTCTTGGATGGAAAGGAAATGGAGTAAAATTACCAGCAACACAGATTCTATTCTTTGGTTTTGAATTATCGTGTTCAAATGAAATAACTCTTTCTTTATTTTCTTGATAAAAACTATACATTTTCATCATACTATCAAATGTAAACTTTTGATCATTTCTCATTTTAATAGCAAATTCTGTTTCTACAGCTTTTAAACCAGCTAAAGAAGATACTATTTGAAGATTTCTATTTCCAGTTCCATAATCATTTGGAAGTGGGGATTTAACATATTTAATTCTTGGATGAGTTATTTCATGTTTATTATCTCCCTGCCAATAAGAAATTATGATGTTATTAACAAATGGGAGGTTTAAATAATGGAATGTTAATTCATCTACATAATCATTATATTGACCTTGTAAAACAATATCTATTTTTCCAGTTTTAAAATTATATTTTTGATTTTCAATAGCTTGAACTTCTTCTTGAGTAAACCAAAGATTAATAAGATTGTTTCTTAAAAATGGAATATAATATTCTGGAGTATCTGGTGAAGTAAAAAGATTAAGGGTGAGTTTTTTAGATTCTTCAAATCTATCTGTCCACCAACTTATAATAGCTTTTTGAAATGGGATAATATATTGGTCTCTATATCCTATATCTAAACGCAATGGTTTAGCATTTTGAATAAAATTTTCACCTGTTTGTAAAGCAACATAACTTTCTTGATATTCTTTTTCTTTTTCCCAAAGAATACTTAAGTACCAATATGCTTCAGGTCGATTAGGAGAATGAATAATAGCATTTAAAATAGATCCTCTAGCCATAACAGGTCTATCCTTATAACTATCATAACATATAGCTATTCGAATAAGTGCTTCATAAGTTAAATCCTCATCAAAACCATATTCTGTTGCTTTAGTATAAAATGTAATAGCAGATGCTATTTGCCCTCGAATTTCATATTCTATTCCTAAATTAAATAAAGTATTTTGATTATATGGATTTAAAACATATTCTTTAAGTTGTTCTTCAAATGTCATAACTATTTTTGTTCTAATAATGTATTAATGAATAAAGCTGGGATTTTTATTATAAATGCTGTAGTGTCTTGAAGACCAAATGTGACTAATAAATCACCATTATATTCAGCTAAACCACAACAAAATTCAATTCGAGAATCTAAAAATGTAAAATTATCGGAAGTTTTTACAATATTCCAATCTTCATCCCACAAAATAAAACGGTGGTAATAAAAACAATCTTTATGGTTGTTGACATTATACCAAAAATCTACTTCATGAGTTATTCCTAACCAGTAATCACCGAATTTGATAATAGAAGAACCACCTCTTAAATCTCGTGAAACGTTAATATTTTGAGGAACAGTTTTTACAGTTTTTGTTGTTTTTTTAATAGGATCAACTTTAACTATTTCGGTTGGATTTGTCCATTTTACATAATGAAATGGCATATCATTAATAGGCATCCAATTTTTTTCACAATATGTGTCATTATTGCCTGGTGCTGGGATTCTCCATCTAGAGATTTCTTCTGCTTTATCAGGAGATAAAGTAATTTCTGAGAGTTCCATTCTACCTTCACCATTAGGAGTAGTATCACGTCTAACACCGGTTTGGTACCATTTATTCTTCCACTTTACTAATCGTGCATCTTCTAGTCCAATAAATTCCCAAATTGGAGTAACATCAAGTTTACTAGTATCTGTTAATCTTACGGTTTCTACTGAAAGATCATCGTTTAGGGTAATAATGAAATTTTTTGTTCTTAGTGTTATATCGTTTTCAGGGTTAATGTAAGACAATGGACCATACCTGCTTGGGTGTTTTTGGTAATTTTCGCTTTGATATAAAGCATATTGAACATGTCTTACATTGACATATATTTTTCCTTCATCTATAAAAATTGAAGGATTACATAATCCAGTTCCGTCGGTTAATTCGGATGGAATCATTAAGGGATGAATTGAGCCGCCTTGGTCAATTATTGATTTAACTAAATTTGATATCATGAACTTATTATATGAAACCTATTTTAAATAACCAAATTAATTTTCAAAAGGTAAATCTAAAATTATTTGTGTTGAAATATCTGTAATTCTATTTGATAAACGAGTATCCATTTCTGAAATATATTCAGTACCTAATATTGTTTGGACCCAGGTTACTACCTGAGTTTTGGTTAGGTTTTCATAATTTGTAAAAGAATTTGGATCAGGAGAAGAAAGTCTAACAATACCATTATTATTTACTGAATATTCTTTTCCATTGGAAGTTAAACTTTTTACATATCTCCAGTGCACATCACATACTGTGTTAGTTAAGCCGTTTTGGGAAGCTTTACAAACAAGTTTTTCAATTAACCAAGTATTAGTCATATTTATTTAATTATTTAAAATACTCTAACTAGTAATCCGTCTACGAAACTAAGAGTAAAAATAGATCTACCATCACTAACTCGTATATCGGTAGTTAATCCCATTAAATCAACCCAGGCAATACCATCTCCATAACTATATGCGTTAACATAAGATGAAGTAGATTTTACTGCAGAAATTCCACCACCAGAACCTCCACCACCTGCAGGGCCTTGTGGACCTGTTGCTCCAGTAGCACCAGTAGCACCCGTTGGACCTGTTGGACCCGTAGTTCCTGTGGCACCTTGAGGACCTGTTGAACCATTTGATCCATTTGAACCTGGTGAACCCGTAGCTCCTGTTGCACCTTGAGGACCTGTTGATCCATTAGAACCATTTGTTCCGTTTATCCCAGCGGGACCTTGCGGTCCTGTTGAACCGTTTGATCCATTTGATCCAGGGGAACCCGTAGCTCCGGTTGTACCTTGTGGACCAATTGATCCGTTTGTTCCATTTGTTCCAGCTCTACCCTGTGCACCAGTTGCTCCTTGTGCTCCATTTGAACCATTTGTTCCATTTGTTCCAGGAGAACCAGTAGCCCCAGTTGCACCCTGTGCTCCAGTAGCCCCATTTGAACCATCTCTACCAGAAGCACCAGTAGCACCTTGCGCTCCAGTAGCTCCATTTGAGCCATCTCTACCGTTAGCACCTGCAGCGCCTTGTGCTCCGGTTCCTCCAGTTGCACCAGTAGGACCAGTAGCTCCATTTGAACCGTTTGAACCAGCAGGACCTTGTGCTCCATTTGAACCGTTTGATCCATTTGAACCAGCAGGACCTGTTGCACCTTGAGGTCCAGCAGTACCTATTATTGATTTTATAGCTAATAATTCTTCAGAAGGTAATTTTTCAAATGCTCGTCTAGTTTCTGTTTTAGAGGGGTCTTCACCGTATACCATATATACAGTAGAGTAGCTCCCAAGGTTTTCAGTTACTTTCCAAGAAGTTGAATCTATTTGTTCTATTATTTTTGACATATCTTATATATTATTCAATATAAACTACTATTTGTGCTGTTAAGTTGGTTGGGTTATTAGCACCACCTCCCCACGCTGGGGTAACCCATCTAAATTCAATATATTCACCTTGGGCTACAGATTGACTTAAAGCATAATTGTTAGTACTTGTTTGAGCTGAGTTATGAGCGGAAGTACCAATTGTTGTATATGTTGCACTACCTTGTATATTAAATGATAGAGTTGAATTTGCTGCTGAGGCTCCGGCTGTTTGGTTAAAGAATACAATTGCTGAACTTATAGTACCTGCTTTAGGACAATGTAATCTTCGGGAACCTGCAGTAATAGACAAAGTAGCAGCAGCGGCTCCACCTCCATAATATGTAGTTGATGCTGCTGGGCTGGTAACTGCTGTTGCAAATGTACCACACAATGCATATCCTCCACCATTAACAGCTAATGATGCAGTTGTTGTTAATAAGTTAGTTGATGGATTATAAGTAATACCACCATCAGTGTATAATAGTTCTGGGGTTGGGAGTCCGCCATTTGTATCTACAAATGTTGGGAAGAATGAAGCATTTGTAGAGTTGGTTATAGTATTTACTCGTTGTGCAAGAGATGCAGTTGTTGTTAATAAGTTGGTTGATGGGTTATATGATAAACCAGCATCTGTAAATGGAGTTGTACCACCACCATTAACAGAAGAAAATATTGGGTAAAAATCAGTATTAGTAGCAGTTGCGGTAGTTGTAATAGAATTACCAGGACCTGCTGGTCCTTGAGGTCCAGTGGTTCCAGTTGTTCCTTGTGGACCTTGAACAGTAGAAGCAGCTCCAGTTGTACCTTGAGGACCTTGTGGTCCGGGAACAGTAGAAGCGGCACCTGTAGTTCCTTGTCCACCTTGAGGACCTTGGACAGTAGAAGCGGCACCTGTAGTTCCTTGCGGACCTGTTGTACCTTGAGGGCCTTGGACAGTAGAAGCGGCACCTGTAGTTCCTTGTCCACCTTGAGGACCTTGAACAGTAGAGGCAGCTCCAGTTGTACCTTGAGGACCTTGTGGACCTTGGACTGTTGAAGCAGCACCTGTTGTTCCTTGTGGACCTTGGACTGTTGAAGCAGCACCTGTTCCACCTTGTGGACCTTGGACTGTTGAAGCAGCACCTGTTCCACCTTGTGGACCTTGGACTGTCGAGGCAGCACCTGTTGTACCCTGAACTCCTTGAGCACCTAGGTTACCTGTTCTAGAAAATGAAACAGCCATTCCTGAACCCCCTGAAAACATAACTCCAGATACGTATGATACTGAAATTTTATAGTAACCTGTTGCGGCTGTTATACTAGTTATTGAAAAAATGACAGAATCAAGTACACCTACTGTTGGTAAACCTTGTATAACTAAATAACCTTTTTGCGTATTTGTCGAATCATCCCAAGTATTATACCAACCTGTTTGATCGATTGCATATGCATCTAAATTATCAATAAATACTTGAGTTACAGAACCAATAGTACTATTATTAAATCTAATAACACCGGTACCTGGATCAGAATCGGTAGTTACTGTGCTAAATGTATATGGGATGCCACCTCGGTTTCCAACTATACCTTGTACACCTTGTGGTCCGGTTGTACCTTGTGGACCTTGCACAGTAGAGGCAGCTCCGGTTGTACCTTGAGGACCTTGCACAGTAGAGGCAGCTCCGGTTGTACCTTGAGGACCTTGCACAGTAGAGGCAGCTCCGGTTGTACCTTGTGGACCTTGCACAGTAGAGGCAGCTCCGGTTGTACCTTGTGGACCTTGCACAGTAGAGGCAGC